AGGGTTCTGCAACGTCGCGACGAGCCGCATCATGCCGTGCGGAACGTGCGCCATCAGCCGATCCCCTTCCCCATCATGCTCGAAATGCGGTCCCAGTAGTCACTCGACAGAACCACGGTGTCATCCCCGCGGCTCGCGACGTGCTGTGTTACGCGCTGTAACAGCGCCATTTCGAGGAGGGGATTGAGGGTATTGCTGCCAGCGGCTAGGGTCAAAGACAGCGGGTAGCTCAAATCATTAACGTCGAGGTCAGCGTAATGGAGGCCGTTGATTTCGCGCACATTGATGCTGATGACCTGCGCGTTCTCATTGACCGTGGTGCATAGCGTGACCGGCTGCCGGGTGAGAAGTACCAGCTTCTCGGTGTTCGTCGGCTCGACGCCGACGTACTGCGTCCGTGTGACCGGATCGACCACCCAGCCGGTGCGCTCCTCAAGCTCGCGCACGGCAGCCTCCCAGGCGATCTGGATGGCCGGATCGTCCTCGGTGTGAGGGATGCGAGCCCAGGCGCGGAACTTGGCAAGGTCCAGGGGCATCGTGCTCCTTCAAGCAGGGGCGTCGGGGGTGCAGCCCGACGCCCCTGCCGATGGGAGGAGAAGAACCGTCAGGCGTTGGTGACCTGGAGCTGCACGAGCGACTTCACGCGGGTGAAGGCCGAGTTCGCGAACGCCATGCCCTGGAAGATGACGCGCGCCGAGCTGGCCGCGGTGATCTCGTCGCGGATCATGCCGATGCCGCCCCACTCGCGCACCGAGAACCCGTCGCGGATGTTGCCGAGGACCGCGATCGTGTTCTTGCCGGTGGTTGCCGTCGCGACGTGCGCCGGGAGGTACTCGGTGACGTAGACCGGGAGGCCCATGAGCGTAAACGGAGCCGCGCCGACGAGCGCCGCGTCAGCCGACGGCACGAAGATCGGCACACCGTTGACCAGGAGGCCCGCGATGGCCGCGTAAACGTCCTGCGGGAGAATCCACGCCGCCGAGCCCCAGTACGCCGCCGGGAGCTTGCTGTAGCGCATTTCAGACAGCTTCGCGACCGTTGCGCCGGCCGTGATGGCCAGGGCGCGGGTCGTGCCCGTCGAGGTCGCCGTCGTGATATTCACGTTGGCATTGACGGTGAAGATGCCCGTGGGCGAGTTCGTGCCGGTGCCGCCGACGTAGCCCCATTCGAGGTTCTTCGAGAGCTGGCGCTGGAGCGTGTCCATCACCTCGGCCTCGATGTCGAAATTGGCCTGCCGGATCAGCTGCTGGCTCACCTGGGTGAACGGGATGCACGGGACGGGCGCGATCGGCACCTCGGTGAAACCGGGGTCGATTGAGGTCCGCGCCGTGGTGCCCGTGTCAGGCTGCGTCCAGGCCGAGGTATAGCCAGCCGTCTCAAGGTTGTTGTAGCGCAGCGTCGGGTAGCCCTGGACGCCGGTGCGGATGTCCGCGAGGTTGCGGACCACGGTGTTCGCGTCGAGGTACTTCAGGATGCCGTCCTCGTACAGCTTCGGGATCAGGATGCTGCTCGAAGCGGTCGAGATGATTTCGCGCTGTTCCGGCGCACGACCGCCCTTGAGGTAGCCGAGGAACTGCTCGCGGTACTCGGTCGAGGACCGCCATTCTTCGGCCTGCTCGCGCTTCTCCTTGCCGACCTTCGCCAGCACGGTGTGACTCGCGAACTTCTCGCGCAGCTCGGCCGCGGACCGCTTCTGGTTGAGCTCCTTGAGCTCGTCCATCAGCTCGGTCGCACGGGCTTCCTGCTCGGCGTTGATCTCGTCATTTGCGAGAATGCCGTTGACTTCCGCTTCAATCGCCTTACGGCGCTCGATGATTTCTGCCTGCTTCATAGCGTGATGCTCCGGTACCGCAGACGAAGCCGGGCGAGCGCCCGGCTGTAGGTGCGAGCTTCGGCGGCCGTCTGCGGGTACGCGCCGGATTCGACAATGGACACCTCGCGTAGATCAACGTCTACGAGGGTGCGCTCGGTGCCCTTCCAGGCGTCCGAGCGAACGATGAAACCGAACGACATTTCGGACAGGACGCCCGAATCGACCAGCGCATAGACGTCCTTCGCCCGCTGCGTGTCGGGCAGCTCGACGTCGAACGCCAGCCCGCGTGTGTCACTCGCGAGCTTCAGGCGCTGGCTCTTGGTGTTGGCGAGCAGCTCGCGCCGGTCATGGCCGACCAGGAGCGAGATGTTCCCGGCGAGGCTCCGGTCGAATGCGCCACGGGCGACGCGCTCGGTGAACGGCTTGCCGCCGTTGACGCTGCGAACGACCAGCGGCAGGCTTGGTGCGTCGTACACCGCGGCGTAACCGGCGATCCGGTTGCCTTGGCGCTCAAAGCTCGTCGTACGGACCTCAAGCATCCTCGGCCTCCTCGTTGTCGGGCCCGGTGGCTGCCGACGCGCCGCCAGGCATCGTGACCTCTGGCGTGTCGAGCCCTTCGACGGGAGGCAGCCCGAGGTAATGCCTTGCGTCGTTGGGACTCATCACGCCCGCGAGGACGAGCTTCGAGAACGCCATCCCCTGGTCGCGGAGGTTTCCCCGCGTGATCGGGGTGGTGTCGATTCTGACCGTCTCGCCGGGACCGCAGAGTTTGCGCGTGAGCTCCGACTCCCATGCGCTTGCCCATGCGGCGATGGCTCCGTCGGCGTATGCGCGGGCCGTTTCAGCCTGGCTTGAAAGCGCGCCGCCGCCCTGCTGGAACAGCATTTCCGGCGGGACGCCAAAGGCGCGGGCGATTTCCTGCACCGAGAATCGGCGCGATTCGAGCATGGTGCCCGACGTCTCGGCGCTGATCTTCTCGGCCTTCATGCCCTCGCGCAGGATGAGCGGGCGCGACGCGCCGTCCGCGGTCGCGTGCATGTTCATCCAGGCGTCGCGGATGGCCTGCACCGTCTGGTCGCTCATTGCGCCGGGGTGCGAGATCGCGACCTTCCCCATGCTGCCCGTCTTGACGAGCGACGCATGGGCGGCCGACTCGTCGGCCGCGAGCTGCATCGTCCACCGCGCCGCCTCAAGCGGCGATCGGTACCAGCACGGGTTCAGGTGATCCGGGTAGCAGCCGATGTGGAGGATCTGATCCTGCGCGAGCACCGTCTGGCCGACGCGGTACTCGACACCATCGTCGCGGATTTCGGCGCTCATGGCGTCCGCTGGCACCGGCTGGAGCTCGGCGACCGACCCGTCCGAGCCGCGGCGGATCAGCGCGAGCCCGTTGCCGTGCATCAGCGCCGTCGAGGTCGTGTACCGCCGGAACTCGTAGCCCGACTGCCACCGGCTGGCGTCACGGTTGAGCAGCATGGCGACCGGGTGATCCGGCAGCTTCTGCCCGCTGTTGTCGTAGACGTTGACCGTCAGCCGGGCGATGTCGGCCGAAATGAGCTGCGTCGCCCGCAGGACCGCGGGAATCCCATCGGCCGGTCCGGACATGACAGGCTCTGGTCGCGTGTAGATCGCGACGCCTGACTTGAACCCGAAGAACCGTGAGAAGAGGCCCACGGTCGCATAGAACACAAGTGCCCAAAATCGTCAAGGCCAATTCCGGCAAACACGGACTATCCGAGCGGACAAGTCGACGCGCTCAACCCGGTCGCCGTGCGGACTTGGTGATGCTCCATGAGCAGCGCCGCCATGTTGCCGGCGACCACGGCGTCGGTGTTCCCCGAGCTGCGGCCCTTCACCGGGCGGATGTTGCCGACGTTGTCGGCGATCAAACGCACCGAGTTCAGCGCCGCCCGCAGGACCGGGTCGGGCTCGTAGAACAGCTGCTTCGACTTCAGGAGGTCGCCCCAGAGCTTCCACGCCGGTGCCATCGTGCGGATCGATTGATCGACCGGGACGATCGGCCAGCCCTTGTCCATCCACCGTTTGATGTCCTTCGCCTGGCTCGGGTGCGGGTCAACGCCGATCTTCCTGACCCCGAATTGGTGCATCAGGTTCTCGATTTCTGCTTCCACGATGGTCATATCGTGCCATTCGCCTGGCATCCGCCGGAGGTGGCCCTGCTCGACCCACGCGCCGAGCGGCTGCTTGCACCGCTTCTCGTCGCGCCCCATGTCGGTGCCGGCCCACCATGACACGTTCCGCGCCCGGATGACGCCGCCGTCCACGACCATCAGGCACAACGTCGTGAGGTCAAGCTGCGGCCCGTAGCCGCCGCGGGACAGGTCGAGCCCGATGACCGCCGGCGCGCCCTGGAGCCGGGTCCAGTCGGCTGGCTGCATCTGCCGCTCAAGCACGGCAAGGTCGATGTCGGTCGTGGCGAGTTCGTGGTACCGGCAGGCGAGCTGCGTCTCGAACTCGGCGATCTGCGCCGGGTCGCCCGATTCGAGCATGGTCCGCGCCGAGAGTTCGAGCTGGCCGGGGTCGATGATGACGTTCAGCGCCGGGTGCGCCTTCGGCCAGGCGGCCGGGTCCGCCGCCTGGTCATCCTGTTCGAGCCCGTACAGCATCGGCCACCAGCCAGCCGGGTACGGGGTGCCGTCGGCGATGGCCCGCTCTAGGGCGTCCCAGTAGCCCCAGATGGGCCGGGTCTTCTGCTCGGGGTCGGGCGTCGTGATGGCGAGCAGCTGCGACGTCGGGAACTTGGCGAGGCCCGTCAGCAGGCGGCCGAACGCCTTCTCCATGCGGGCGACCTCGTCGGCGATCACCATGCGGGTCGTAAGCCCGTCGAGCGCCTTGTCGGTGCACGGGAGCGATATGTACCGGTTGTTCCCGTGCTTCACCCGTCCAGGGTGCGCGGGCGTTGAGCCGCCTGACTTATTCCAATCGGCGACGCCGAGCGTCTCGGACATGACCGCCATGCGCTCGAACGTCTTCTGGGCGAGGCGCGAATCCGGCGCGACACTCGCGAACTCCAGCCGCGTCGATGGGTCTCGCATGGCCGACATAAGCAGGCTCGCCGCAAACTCGGTCTTTCCGTTGCCGCGGGCCACCGCCAAGAGCAGCGCCTTCGTGGCTGGCGTGTCAGACTTGCGGCCGTCCACCATGCGCCGACGGGCGAGCAGGACCATGGCGACCATGCATTGCCACGGCATCCAGACGAGCGGCTGGCCCGCGCCAGCTTCCGCGCCCTGCCCGCACTTCAGCGCGAACGCCCTGGCGTCCTCGGCGAGCTGCTCGTCCCACCAGACGCCGTGCTCGCCTGGCTTCGCCCGCTCGGCGAGGTACCGACGGCACGAATCGCGGATACGGGAGTTCGCCACAATCGACCCATCGACCACCGCACGGGCATAGGCGTCCGCAGCGTCGGCGCATAAACACGGGTTCTGCCGATGTTTGCGACGTGTGTCTGTTTTGACGGTCCCCACAACGCGGTGCCCCTGCGATCCGACCCCCCTCGGCCCCGATGGGGGGGTGCGATTCATTGCCTTTCCATCGCGCTTTTTATCGTATGGCATTGTCGGCAAAGGCTTTGCAGATTAGATGCGTCGTTGGTTCCACCACGGTGCAGCGGCACGATGTGATCTGCTTCAAGGTCCACAATCGAACCGCACTTGGCGCATTGCACGTTGTTGGCCTTGTGCTGCTTTGCAATGCGTGTCCATGTCCCACCACGCGAATGCTGCATCGACTTGCCATGGTCGTATGCCTTGCCAAGCCCACCCTCGAACCTAAACCGTCGCATTCGCGATCCCGTTCATGGCGTCGATCATGCGTTCGGTGTCTTCTCGACGCCATACGACCAGCCAGGGCGAACGGTCTTGCCTGCACACCACCACAGGCACCTGGTCGGCCTTGGCGTCGCGTACTGCCTGCTGAATCCAACGTTCGGCGAAGCCGCATGTCACGCTGCTGTACGCGAGGTAGTTGCGCCGCAGGATGCCTGGCAGATGGTTCAGCCGGCAGTAGCACAGTTCGCCGGCGACGAGCAGCGCCGTGTCTGCGCTGCGCTTGACCCACCATGTCAGCCCTGCCTTGTAGTGCTTGACCTCCCAATGCACGGTGTACGGCCCGTTCATGGGCTCGATGTCGCCAGCACCCTTGCCGTTGAACTGCTGCGTACGGTGGAACAGGACGCCGAGAAGCTGGCCGACGTCCTTCGCTGCTTCGAGCTCGGCCCGCTTGCCCTTGGTGCGTGACTGGGTCATGCGTCGACCCATTGCCCTTGCCGCCACACTTGCGGCGGCGTAGCCGGTGGCCGGTCGTGCTTCGCGTCCGGGTTGCCGTACAGGATCGCCCGCAGATCGGCAATTTCCTGCGTCTGCCGCGCAGTAGCGGTGGCGAGATGCTTGTTCATGTAAAGCAGCTCTTCGAGGTACGTGGCGACCACGCCTGGCAAGTGCTTGCGATTCACTTCGAGGAACGTGGTGATTTCATGGATTCGGCGTTGTTGGGCACTCACGCTGCCACCCCCTTGAGTTTGTGCATCACCACCGCCCGAACGTCGCGAGCGCCTTCGAGGCTCGTCGTGATCCGGTGCAGCGTGTCGTACGGTGCGTTGCCGGTGCGGGCCCAATGCTCGCACAGGAGCCGCCAGCCCCATTGGGCGTCCGGGTCGCCGAGCCCGTGCTCGGCCATGATCCTGCGCACGACGCGCAGCTGGGCGTCGGGGTCGCCCCGCGGGTCCCGCATGGCGATCCGGGATCGGACCTCCCAAGAGAGATCCCACCCCCCCGCCGGTGCGGCGTCAGCCGCCCGTGGTTGGTTGGGATAGTTACTGGGATAGTTAGTGGCTCTGTGTGACACCATTCCGGTGTCAGGCTGACACTTTGGTGGTGTCTGTGTGACACCATGCCGAGGCTCCGGGTGAGCCATCACGAACCCGTAGGCGAGCCCCCGCTTGGTCCGCTTGGTCGTGATGACCATCTTCGAGCGGAGGGTCTTCATCACGCGCTTGACGGTCGCCAGGGAGAGGCCGGTCTTGACGGCGACATGGGCCTGCGACGGGAAGATCCGGTCGCCGTAGTCCAGGAGCGCCAGCGCGACGAGCTTCTCCATCGGGTCGAGGGAGTCGCCCATGCGCCAGACGTCACTCGGGTAGAGCTTTGCCATTAGAACGGCACCTCCTCGTCGCTCGTCACGGCGACAACGTCGGCGACCACTTCGCCATCCCGGTACGGCTTCAGCGTGACCTCGACCAACACACCTGGCGAAATCGACACCTCCTCGAACGACGTGAACCACTGGGTCACGCCGTCCTGCGCTTCGAGGCCGACGCGGTAGTACGGCTTCCCGGCCTTGGACTCTTTGGCTTGGACCGCCGCAAGTACGCTGCGAACGCGGCGAAGGCCGCCTTCCTGCCCTTTAGAGGCGCTCGGAGCCTTCGGTGGGCTCGGCAGCCGTCGAGGAGCCTCGGACGCCTCCTGGGGCATCCTGGCGTCTTCTGCGGGCATCTCCTCTGCGAGGCTCGCCTCGGCACCGAGCAACGCGGTCGCCCAACCCATGACGCCCTTGAGCGCCCGGCCGGTCGCCCGCGTCTGCGCCATCATCTGGCGGGCGAAATAGTCACGCTTTGACCATTGCCGTTCGTCCTCAAACACGCTGCCGATGCCGCGGCCGACGATCGCGCCTTGGTCGTAGACCACGGCAGTCGCTTCCCAGTAGCCGGGGAGGTGCTCGGCCGGCGGGACGTAGCGCAGCTGCTCGACGGCCGTCGTGTAGCCCAGGCTCGAACCGACCGCCTGCGCACCGGCGACCATGAGGTAGCCCTTGTCCCCGATGCGCTTGATGTACGACTTCTTCACGGCGTGGGCCACCGCGGCCACGGCCTCTTCGTTGCGCTGCACCCGCTGCATCGGGGTCAGGTGGCCCGTCGAGACGGGAACGATCTCGTGCTTCACGCTGCACCCCCTTCCCGGGGATCGAGCACCGGAGCGTGCATTTCGTCCAGCTCCCATTCGAGCTGCTGGCGGATCGTGCGACGCTGCCCTGCTGCACGCTTGGCGAGTGCCTTGTAGTACCCGCCGCCCAAACGCAACGACACCGCCTCATCGGCGTGAACCCGCGGACGTCCTCTCTTGCCTGTTTTTTCCGACATTTGCTGCTCCCATGAGCAGCGCGGTCCGAGAAACGGTCCCGGTGATCCGTGTTATGTTAAACACGGTCCCGCGCTGCGTTGAGCAGCATATCGACGATCCGCCGCGCCGTCGCCAGTTTTTTCTGGTCGCGCGCCAATTTGTACGCACTATGTTCGGAAGCGCGTAACCTGTTGACTGCCCGAGACTTATTGGAGCCGACCTTCACGCGCCAATCCCATCGCGGCGCGTACGGGTCGGCCGTAAGCGTCCACTCGGAGTCGATGTCCTGCTTGCAGATCCACCACTCCCCCCGTTGAAGATCCATGCCTCGGATGGCCGCCCGGATTTCCATGCATTTACTGTAGCATGGAAGGATGCAGCAGCAAGGGGTGAATATCCGGGCGGTGCAGCAAGCTGATGCTCGGGCTGCGACCGAGGAATGGCAATCGACCCGCAGCGAGATGGGTTCCGCGCTTGGGTCCTGCTTCGTCTACGTCCTGTCCGTAATCGTGGCCTTCTACGTCGTTCGGGAAGGCGTTACCCGGGGGATGCTTCACGCCTGGGCGAAGCGTGACCGGGACGAGCTGAAGGCCGCCGAGAAGGCCGAAGCTGCGGCACAGGCACGGCGCGCAGCCACGCCAGCACTCGCCGGACGTACGACGGCGTCGCCCGGTTCAGCGCGGCCTGGCGCTGCTGGCACTTCCCGCAAGGCTTGATCCCGACCGCCTTGGTCGCACCGGCGATGACGTCGCCGAGGCCGGGAGTTGTGGGCGGCGGCGGTGTGTGCACGACCGCCCCATTGCTGTGATCCGGCAGCGCACCCATGGCGGCCTCGAACTCGGAACGATCGACCAGGCGGAACGTGCCGTCCTTGTCCTTCCACCAGAACTTGCTTGTCATCAATAGATCTCCACCGTCGAGGAAATGACTCCGAGCTGCGCGAGCGCCTTTTCCCATGCCCCAGGACTCTCGCACAAAGCACGGGCTTGAATGCACTCAAGGTCGTTGCAATCCAACGTCTGGCCGAGGTTGCCGCACAAGCCGACGCCGATCGGCTCGTAGACGCCCTTCTGCATCTGGCAGTAGTTGGGCGGCGTCATCGTCGTAGCGTCACGGTACAGCCGGTAGATGATCGTGATCCCCGTCTGGCTCTCGCAGCAGACAGGCCCGCAGTTGAACACCTGGCCGTCGCACCCCATGTCTCCGCACACCATGCCAGGCCCCCAGTTGCCGCTCACGACGTTGTTCCGGCCTTGGTACGACGTGCCGTAGTACCGGACCGCGATGTAACTCGCGGCGCAGGAATCACCGCACCCGCCGCCGCACAGAAGCCCTTCCCCGACGCCGGGACCACCGCACGGGATCGCCCAGACGATCTGCGCGTACAGGTATTTTGGGTTCACGCTGCAATCGAACTCGCCTGGCGTGTCTTGCAGCTGCACCGGCACCCACAGGCCATGGCAAGTACAGGCACACGGGCAAGGCGCACCGCTCGCGCATTCCAACGCGCTCTCGGTCGTTCCGAACAGCGGGCCGCCGATCCACGGCGGCGGGAGCACGGTCCCGGCACAGTTCGCGTACTGGGCCGCGCCCGTCCATGTTCCAGTCAACGGTCCGGGCGTCACCCGAACGGCTCCGGCAGGGTAGCGGACAAGGTTAAACGCACAACTTACCGACCCCAGCCATGGGCAACACGATTCCGTTTCGACTTCGCACGGCTCATCGGCTGTGCAACTGGTGAGGTACCAGAAGTCGGCGTGGACGTAGTCGCAGTAGTTCGCGACCAGCCCGCCCAGGCATTCCTGCACGGGCAACTGGCGATCGGTCGGCACCGGGCAGTCTTGGTCCTTGCACGGGCACGTGCGGCCGTTTGCACCCGGCGCGGTCCCGTTCGGGTCACACGGCGAGCAGCCGCCGCACGGCACGGTACCGGTGCATTCGACGTTTGAGCATGAAAACGCCGAGTACCCGTCCTCGTCGCAACGGGTCGGCTGGAACGTGCCTGCGATTCGGATGTTGAACGGGAGCAGACCAAGCGTGCTGCATTGAGACACCGCGGACGCGCAGTTCGTGTCCGGGCACGGTGATGCTTCGCAGCAGCAGCGCCGCTTGCTCACTTCTTCGACCGACGGCAGTAGATGAACCCGGCGACCAGCCCGGTCACGCCGAGGAGAAGCCCAAACCACAGGGAGCCAAGGAACGATTCAACGCTTGCGAGCATGGGAAGCCTTTCGAGGTGCGCGGCGAGCTGCGAAGCCGAGGCCGACCGAGCAGCCTGCGGCGAACGTGATGACCAAGAGCCCGAGGAGCCAGAGCGTGTATGCGTATGTGGGGAGCGTCATTTCCGACCTCTGATGTAGTAGATCGCGCCGAAGATGGCCGCAGCAATGACGGCAATGGAGAGGTACTGAAGCGTCTGGTAGACGGGGTGCTCGTCATCCGAGACGTAGGCGACCTGTTGGTGCACCTCGGCCGCAGCGACCTCGATGGCCTCGAGGTCCGCCTGGGCGGCGTCGAGGTGCCGCTTGGCGCTGCCGGCGCGGCCGCGCACGGTGTTCGTCTCCTGCGCAATGATCGCCGTGGCCGACGCGCAGCCGGTGAGCGGGAGGATGACCGCGGCGGCCTTCACGCGAACACCCGGTACGGAATGGTCGGCTCGGGCGTGAACGTCGGCAGCTCATCTACCTGGTCGGGCGTGAGCTCGAACGTGACGCGGATGTTGGCGTGGAACCGGGTGTCGCTCGGCCGGATCACCTCGCCCTCGGGGTCGAGTTTCGCGGGGATCGCCCCGATGCGGTCCACATAGCAGCCCGCGACGGGCATGAGGACCAGTTCGCCGCCGCCAATGTCCTGCTCAATGAGCAGTCCTGCGGTTTCCAGCGCATCGTCTAGATCGGACTCTGTGTTTGATCGGAGCATGTAGTCCATGTCAGGGGTTCGCCGTAATTGCGTTCATCTGCGCCATTGTCAATGCGGTTGGGTAGAACTTGACCGAGCGAATAGCGATGCTCGGATACGCGGTTGCCGCGCTGCTGTTGTCGCTGTTCAACGCAAACGCGGTAGCGATTGAGACACCGGAAACGGCAGAACTGGTCGGCGTTGTCGATGCCTGTGCGCCGTTGATGCTCATGGCCGTGCTGGTTGTCGTTCCATCGAACGAGTAGGACGTGGCCGCTTTTGCGCTTGCGAAGGATGTGCGGGAGCCGGCCAAGTTGGAACCAAGTGCGGTCGTTCCGTTCGTCTGGAAATACGACGCCAGCAGAGTTCCACTTCCCCAGCGAAATCTCTGCGCGTAGTTCGCTCCATTGTTGAAACCAATCGAACCCGCAAAGTTTGCGTTTTCGTTGTTGTTGCTGAAGTGGGCAAAGAGCGTTCCGCCGTTCGCGTTGTAGTTCAGCGCGGCGATGTTGCTCATCGTGCAGATATCAACATTCCTCGTCGCCTGACTCGCGCCCGTGGGAATGTACGAGGAGGCACCGGAGCCTGTTTCCAGTTGTGCGCCCCAAGCCTGAATCGCGCTTGTCCCATTGCCCGACCACGATGACACAACATCTGTTGTCGCATTCTGCGGGACGCCGATCCAGAATGCCACAGATCCGGTCGTGGTGGATGTCCATGTCATCGTGACGCGATACCAGCCCTGCGTTCCCACCGGATCAATCGTCGCCGTATTCGTCGCACCAAACTGCGATCCGAGGCTTCCTGCCCCGGTCAGGGTGAAGTTCCGGCGCGCCTGTCCTCCAGCGACCACCAACGATGCGACCGTGTACCCATCAGCCTTCACGAACGCGGATGCCGTATAGGTCGTTCCGTTGACGATGTTCGGAGCATTGTTTTCGATGGTATGGCGGCCGGATGTCGTGTCGGGAATGATCTTGACGGCGGATGCCGTGTTGTCCGGTGCCGTGAATCCTGTCCAATTAGTCGTGACTAGGTTCGTGCGGCCAGACCAATGTCCCGCTCCGTTCTGCGTCAAATCACCGGAGTAGGTGACGATATTGGAAACCTGCCCCTCCACCAGCAGCCCTCGCGGTGCCCCCGTGGTCGGGTCGTGGTCGAAGCGGGCGACGTTGTTGCTCATCGTCTCCACGAAGCCGCTGGCGTTGATCCGCGTGCCGGTGCTGCCCCGCGTGAAGGTCAGCCCGCGAGCCGTGAGGTCGGCCGTCGCGGTCATCGTGGTGAAGTCGAGGTTAAGCGTCGATCCGTCGCCGATCATGGCTTTGCGGAACATTGAACCGATCATGGGATGTCCACTCCTGCGGTCCGGAAGGTGAAGTCGGTCACGTGAAGGTTCTCGCTGCTCGCGTTGTCATCGAGGAACACGGTGAACGTGCCCCAGGCATTGTTCGGCCAGGTGTCCGTGGTGGCGCTGGGCGTCGTGATCGTTCCGTGGCCGTTGGCTGCGTTCGTGAATGTGCCGTTGATCGTGCCCGTCGCCGTGCCGATGGTCCACTTGCCCTTCAGCGTGTAGCCGGTGCAATTGAATACCGCGCCCGTGTCGAGGTTGCGGACGTACACCGTCAGGAAGTGCAGTTCGCCCGGCCATATGACCAAGTTAACGATGGGAGTTTGGATCGTGACGTTCGGCATCAGGTGCACCTCACGGGATTCGGGCGATCGAAGAAGGCGTAGGCATTTCCGCCGAGGTCGTATACGACAGACACCATGGCAACGGCCGTCAGGCTCGACGTCGTCCAAGCGGACCCGGTCCACACGCTGCCGACCGGGCCGATTGTGCTCGCCGGGGTCGTGATATCCATGCCGTCTACGATGGTTGCCGTATTGAACTCCTCGCGCAAGTTCCGGCACGTCGTGTAGTTGAACCGCGGGTCGGTCACGGTCGAGATGCCAGCGCCCGCAATCGACGCGGGCACCCACAGGGACACGGTGTAGGTCCACCGGTTGCTGGCGAGCGCTGCGGCGGCCGTGATGCTGCACAAGCCCTGCGCGACGATGTTTCCCTGGACGAGCTGCGACTGCGCCCAGCGGATGCCCTCGGTGCTTTCGGCGACCAGTTCCGAAGAGTCGGTCCACCGGTTGCACACGAACTTGTTCGCCGAGCCGAACAATCCGCGCTCGAACTTGGGGCGCATGTACGTCATGGGTACGTCGGCCCTGCCTTCTCGAACTGGTCGTAAATCGGCTGCGTGAACAGCGCCTTCAGGTCGGCGGTGCTGCTGTACGGCTGGTACCACACGACCGTCGCGGCCTGCATGTACTGCGTTCCGGCGATGGTCACGCCTGGCAGCAGGCGGGGCTCGCCCGTCGGGTGCGGCATGGCGAGCTGCTCAAGGTGGAACCACTCGTCGTAGACGTAGGTGATCGTGATACGCCACACCTCATTGTCGAGGGTCGCGGCGATGCCTTGGCACAGCACCGTCCCGATCGGCCATCCGAGGAATGCCGCGTTGTTTCGCTTGTTGATGTATGTGCTCAACCACGTTGACCATGCGGGGTCAGCGGCGACCGATCCGGTGCCGGGCGACGGCGGCGTCCGATCAGTAAACGTCTCGATCTGGATTGTCTGCTGCTTGACCTTGCGGCTCCTCGGGTTCCCGTTTAAATCAATCTTCGTCCCGCCGATGTCCGCGGTCGCAGGCCATGCCGCGGTGCCGTTGGCTGGAAGCGTCGCGTCGCGCCACGCGGCGACTTGGCGGATGCCGCTGGTGCGCGTCTGCTTGACGTACGCAAGGCCCCACGGCGTGTCGTTGTAGTGGAACTCCGTAGTCGTGAACTCGGCCGTCACGTTCCAGACGTAGGCGGCTTCCCGAGCTGGTGTCACGTTGACCGAGCGGCAGATATAGCCCTTTGTAATGTCATTGACGCCGCCGCCTGTCCAGAAGAACGACGGGAGCCGCTGCTGCGGGCGCACCGGGAGGTTGTCGAGGATGTGCCCTTCGCCTGGGAACGGGTCGGACGAGTTGGCTGGCACCCACCGCAGGACGTACTGCAACGTCAGCCGCTGTTCACCCCAACGGTCGGACACCGTGTGCGACCGGCTGCTGGCGACCTCGATGTTCGACCACGTTCCCATCAGGA